TTGCCGATGATATAGCCATAAAATTTTCTCCTATTACGGTGAAGTAGAGTCGATTTTAAATCTGACAGTTCCGTCAGTGTAATCATCTCGTCTTCTTCTTCCAGTTTGTTCAATAGCGAACTTCTGTACCTCTTGTTTATATTTATTTTCGTATAATGTCAACATGTCTACGGGACCTTTTAAAAACCCATAAGCCTCTGATAGACAGCAATATAATAGCCCATTTGGGAAGTTAAGACTAATATAATTAGTATCATTGTTCTCTAAAAGATCAGGCATTTTATTAAAATGTATTCTAAATCTGTATGTTGTATTTGGTGTTGGAGCTAAAAATATTCTACCAGATGTAGTATCAGATTCTCCTGTAGCACCACCAAACATAGCATAATATTTAGGTTGACCTTGAGCTGCTGATGTTCCTGTAATATCTTGATACTCTTGAAGATATGTAACATCTTTCTTCTCTAGCCATCTATTAGCTCCAGTAATCTCTGATCCTGCTGTGTCGTAAACCTGTATGCCTCTTACAAATAAACATCCTGCCGGGGCGTTAATCGATTCTTGTCCAGCAACTAAATTACCTAATTGCTGTTTTCTATCTGCATCGATAGGCACATCTCTAAAAATTCTGTATTGTGCATTTAATATAATGTTCTCTAAAACAGCGTCTGTTAAAACATTTGAATCTGTTTCAGTATAACTTCTTATTTGAGTTTTTAATCCTGATGCACTTAATCCAGCCATTATTTAATAAGCTCCTGACAAGCCGGACAAGTTTTTCTAAATCTTAAATGACTTGCACAATGTTTAGCTTTTACAGCTTCCTCATTTTCATATACTGGGGTATCTGACTCTGGAACATGTAGATATAATTCTCCATGTTCATCCATTTCTTGTCTTTTAGGTTTAAATATATTTTTAATCCAATTAAAAAAATTTTTAATCATGCTGTTACCGTTACAGGTCCCGCAGATGCAGAACCGCCTCCTCCTACTTCAGTTATACTAGATGTTGTTGCAGTTGCAAAGGTATATTTATCATCATTTACCTTAGTAATTAAATAACCTGCATCAAGGT